ACAGTATTAATCATTAAACTTTTTACCTTGTGCTGACGCATTAAATTATACACATTGATACAAGCTATAGGAACAATGTCAGCTGTAGCGAAACCTTGTACAGGATAATTTTTAATTTGTGTCGAATAACTAGATCCACCCCATGCCATGCGTTGTGCATAAGGAAAAGCATACTCTCTTCCTGATGGTGTTTTAATTTTTTTGTATTGTATTGCTGTGCTCTGTAATGTTTCATGCCATTTTGCTATGTCTTTGTACTTATCTAAGAATGCTTTGTAGTATCTCTTCTCATCTTCTGTACCTGACATGCCTCCGTATAAAGGTTTAAAGGTATGTGCCTTTGCGTCCTGTCTAGATACACCTATAGTATCTGCAGTAAACTGGTGGACATCTACACCATCTGCTATATCTTTCATGCCCTGTTTATCTTGGGCTAAAAATACAGCGGCTCTAAATTCTAGCTGTGAAAAATCTATCTCTACTATACTGCCACCATTAAACCTAGAAGTAATTACCTTACGAATAGGAAAGGTATTACCTCGTGGTTGGTTTTGAAAGTTAGGGTCACGACTTGAAAGTCTAGCTGTTGCTGTAACACACTGCATAAATTTAGGATGTAGTATGCTATCTTCGTTAACATGATCTCTTATACCATTCACAAATGTATTTAAGTATGTGTCTATGGCATTGTATCTAATAATCAAATCAACAAATTCTTTTATGTCTCCGTCTGATCGCATAGATATTTTTTTAAGTGTGTCTCTGTCTGTCTTAAAGCCACCATCAGCAACTTCGGATACTCCAACAGGCTTCTGCTGAAACCCTGCAATAGTATTTAAGTTAGCGTATACTACCCCATGCCCACTACATGTGTCACACTTTGACATATTCTTGTAAGGATCGCCATTAACTTTTACCCTCTGCATGACACCATCTCCGTCACAGGTATCACAGTGTGTGGAAATAGTCTTCTTAATAAATTTTGTCTGTGTGTCTACAGCATCTTTAAACTTTGCTTTAGAAAATATTGGACGCTTTTTCTTTCTCTTGGTACTTTTATCTATACCTATGTTAAAAGTTTCAGACCATTTCTTTTTGTCTATAACTTTTCTAGAGTATATTAACCAAGATAATTGCTCACCACTTGAAGGATTTAAAGGTGTGTCCCCCATCTGCTCCCAGATTATATGCTTAATTCTTTGTGCGATAGTGCCAAACTCTTCTTTAAATAATATCTCAACTTCATCAAGTCCAGGTATGTCAATGTTAATTCCATTTCTCTCCATCTCTCCAAGCACAGGTAGAAACTCATTCATCATCTTAACAGATTTAAGTAAGCCTCTATTATCTTCTTTCTTAAAGTCTGCTATCTGTGAATCAAACAAAGCCTTAGTAGATATTACATCTTGTCTACCATACTCCTCTATAATATCTATAGGTATGTTCTCAAAGGAAACTTTTTGTTTCATGTAATCATCTACAGCATCTGATTTTTGTGATATACTTCTACGTTTGCATATCTCTTTAAGAGATAAAGGCTTACGCAAACCTCTAAGCAATACATACTCTGCTATCATTGTGTCATATAGCCTGCCCTCATACTTGAAGCCAGACTCTAACAGCCAAACTAAATCAAACTTAATGTTGTGTCCCACTAGCAGTGTGGTCTTGTCTAATGTTTCCTGTAAGTCTTTGTGATTCTTTTGTACATCAAACTCACTGTCTCTGTGGTAAAAAAAATAGTAGTCATCATTAGCACCAACACTAACTAACTTGTTGTGTGGATTGAATGGCAACGGGTCTGTCTTACCATTGTGCTCAACGAAACTTGTCTCTACGTCTAAAACTGTAATCATACTCTGTACCTCGATAGTTGTGGTTCAATATTACAAGTGATCTCTCCGTGATAACCTGATATCTTATTCTTACTTATACACAATACTCGTGTAGTGTCAAGTGAATCAAGACTACCATGCTTACCTATACCTATGATCAAGTCTGCCTCTGCGGCTTTACCTGTCTTAGAGTTCTCCATCATATCAAATGATATGCTTGTCTTACCATGTGCGTCTGCTGATGCTTGTGATATAGCTATGACACAACAGTCATGCCTCTTTGCTATCTCTCTTGCACCTGTGTACACAGCCCGTAACTTCTCATCTGTGCGTGAAAAATTACCAAGAACATTTACCTTATCTAACTGATCAATAATAAGTATGTCTGGCTTATGTTGCTCGCAATGATTGTTAACATCATCAATAGTCCAATCAACAGTATCCATAAGTTTAACATTATCTTTTATATCCTTCCATTTATCTTTTGCTAATTCCATGTTGTCTACTATCTCATCTTTAGTCATGCCTGTGTGGGCATTAATGATTCGCATCTGTGTTCTTATAGCAGGCTCTTCATTGATGAGTGCGTGTACCTTTGCACCCTGTGCGGCAAATCCCTGTATGCCACCGACAAGGTTAACCCAGAAGGCAGTCTTGCCTGACTCTGGTCTAGCAAATAGTATCACTAAGTTACCTGCACCTATGCCTGGAACTTGCTCATGTAAACTTGGAAGATTAAATTGAAACTTTGTTTGTATCTCCAAGCTATCCATTAGCTCTACTATATCATCCGTCACTGCTTCTTCCTCTTGTACTTCCTCTTGTGTTCCATCAAGTAACTCCTTGATATCATTGAAAGATCTGGAGTGTCCGTTAAATATATCTGTAGCTACTACTGCTACCTTGTGGGCAAGGTTACGTTTGTGTACTGCACTAAGTATATCTTCTACTACATTCTCATTGGGCTCTTGCTCATCTCTTATCTCATCTACCATAGACTTAAAGTTTATTTGTGCAGCTCTAGTTAATGCAGGATTATATTTTTCTAAATGTAAATCTATAAGTTCATCTATCGATAAATCTTTTTCATAATCTTCATGGGCTTTTTGTATAGTAGTAAAAACATTTCCAAGACCATTTGTAAATGTGGTCTTAGAAACTTTTGATTTGTTCTTATCATAAAACTTTTTCTTTAGTAGAAGTTTTATCAGCTGTCGTTCTTGCATAGTATCTCCTTTATCATTGCTGGTCTGTAATATTTTAAATCTTCTTTTAATATAACAACCCTTGTTTTAAGTTTCATACTACTAAGTTCTTTTGCAATGTCAAATGATTTTGTAGTTGCGTCCCTGTCTAATGCTACTATAACTTCTTTGTATCTTTTTTGTATGATTGGAATAAAACTATCAGGCAAACTTGTACCCATCAATGCAACTCCTGCAAAGTCTTGTGACACTGCACATGCAGACGCACAGTCCTCTACTAGTACTGCAACATCACCTTCTCCACATATGTAAGGGTAGTCTTTGCTACCATACACATACCACTTGGGCATCATGTCGGAACGCATGGCTCTACCTACACCTCCTATTATATTGTGCTTGTCATCTCTAATCATAAACACAGCTCTGTGATTTTGTGGATCGTATTGTATGTTAGCATTACGATGGTTGTATGCCTCAAGGCAATTGTTTCTGCTTAAGTATTTAGCTACTGTGTGAGTAGAGTGGGCAGGTTGGAAGTGACTGGGCACCTTCCAAGTTATCTTGTCATTGTCTTTCTTCTTAATCATGTGTGTTATATCCTCCATTGTTTTCTCTGTGTCTATGATTCCCTTTGCATTACATGACGCACTAAAGCAGTACCACTTCATAGTGCCACTCTCTTTGGTTAGCTGTAAGGTATTGTTATGAAAGCAAAAAGGACAATCCATTCTTATGGACTGTCCTGTATGTATGGGTATGTTTTGTATTACTTCTTTTTGTTCTCTGTAATTCATGCTTTGCTTATACCATGATTGGTAGCTTATGTCAAGTGATTATGAAATTGTGCCCTAGCTCCCTTGCAGGACTGTCGCTCACTACCGAGACCAGGGCTACTCTAGAGCATCGACTAGTGCTACCTCCAGAGTGTGCCCCAGATTTCTCTAAAAGAATCACACCTGGGGCTTGGATCACTTTCGCAATCCCGATTGTACTCTTAAGCCTCTCGCATGCACCGAGACCAGGTGGTAGGTAGCGATCCTAACGCTTTCTAAAAGTACAATCGGCATAGCGATTGTGGGTGGGGGATGCCTGTGCCGTTGATGGCTAGTACCTCGGATATACGTTAAGAAAAACTAGCAATAATTCTTAACGATTCTATTTAGACCCGTCCCCCATAATATGGGTGGGGGTGCCCAGTAGGCTTCAGATTGTAACTGGCTTTCGGTACCGTAACCTGCACCCCCATAATGTGGGGTAGGCAACGACCAAGCCTACCCCTTGAATACGAACACTACCTCTATAGCATGCTTAGTGTTTTACTATGCTCGTAATCAATATCGTATATTAACACTTCTTTGGTCGTGTGTCAAGTCCTAACCAACCATCTATAGCTTCTCTTACATGGTCAGGAATGTCTGTTCTACTTTGAGATATCAATTCAGTATCCCAAGAATCTTTAGTCTCGTGATGCCAACAGACACTTACTGCCCAGCTACTGGCTTTATTACAAGACCTCCAGTTTGCTGACTTCATATTAAATTACTAACACTGGACAGTTTTAACTTTCTACCTTTAGGTGTCACCTCAACAGTATACATATTACCATTGAACTTAATCCATTGTAATCTAGATAGAGATACATTGATATACTTAGAGTTAACTGTGTCCCATACAATCATGTAGTCTTTAGGATCAGTAGTTCTTACACCACCCTTAAGATGCTTAGTTACATTGAACTTACAGTTAGCTACTCTAGTGCTATCATCTTTCTTTATAAAGCAGGCAGAGAAAAACTTTGCTCCTACTCTCTTTCTTATTTCACCTTCAAAGTCTAGGCGTTTTATTGATTCAGTCATTTGACCTCCTTTGTTGTTGTTAATATTTGAGTGCCCCTTCTCCTCCGTATTCAGCAGAGTCGGGGCTATCTCATACACACTAGCTAGTGGAAGGCTCGTTACCTTACATAACGCATGAGAATATTTTAGCGAGAGTTGGGGAAGCCAATCCCATAAAACCTGCAATGTCTTACCATTGATGTACTGCCAAGATCATCTTCGTTTTAATACAGTCCACGAAGGCTTACGCTGGTACTCTCTATCAGACTTGTACTTGTACTTTTCAGCACGCCTGAATATCTTATAATAGCACTATCATATCACTATGTCAATGCGTCTTAAATATCACTGGTTGTTTCTTCATTGCCCAGCATAGACCACAATCAGCACAGCTCTTAGCCTTGCCTGTCTGCTCTGGGCATATCACACCTTTGTCTGCTATCTCTTCTGAGTTAGCTGATAGTATATCTCTGGTGTAATCTGAAAATCGTACTGAGAATCTATCCCATTGTGCTGTGCGTATTCTCTTAATCTCATCACCTATATCTGTGCCTGGGTGCCAATGGGTGTAACCCCAGATGGCAAGACCTGGAAATTTGGCAAGGCACTTCTCCCAGAACTGTACATAGTCTACCGAGTAGAAGTCGCCAAGCACATGAAGTCTAACTAGAAACTTGTCATGCTTTCTCTGTATCTCGGTGAGGTCTGTGTATAGTTTGTGAGCCAGTCCCTTGCCATGTGATATCCTGTGAGCAAATGGCATGTTGTTACCGTAGCAGTCGTTCCAATGCCCACAGGTACGAGGACAGGTAGCCCTCTCCTCTAAGGTAAGAGTAAAGATAGGTCTGTCTTTGTGCATACCTACTGTTACTTTCTTACCTAACTTTTTATTCTTTACAGGTTTCAATGCTTGGTATGGATAGAACTCCACCACCTTCACCGACTTGGTGTAGATGGTGCGACCGTCATTCATCTTATCTAAAGATTCTTGTGAGTAATTTTTTTTCATAACCTTATATTACAACTGTTCATCGCCTAAGTCAAACCACCATGTAGGTTTAGGTACACCTCTATCCCATTTGGCAAAATACTTTTTGTCATTCCAATAGTAGTGACGGTATGCTGTAATATAGTTATCGTTCTTGTATGCATCAGGCATACATTGTGGTGGTGTAGTAAAGCCTATATCAGGAATGCCTACATACTCATCTGCTAACACTTGCAGTATTATATGTGACTTATGTGAATTGTTAAATCTTTTAGTGTACTGATTTGATATCTCTACTGCATGGTCAAATGCCCAATCAAAGTTTGCCTTTGAATCTCCAACCCATATTGTCATGGGGTGTTTGGGATATGCTGGTTTATAAAGTTCTTCATGTTCTCCCATGTGTCGTTGGTATGCAGTAGATAACATTTGACATGTTTCAAGTAACATCTTAGGTACATGCTTATCACATAGCATCTGTGCTGATACTTCTGGTGCTTCATCTAAAAAGAATATATTCACTTATCATCTCCCATAAAAAACCATAGTATACTAGCTAGTGTTGCCGATATGATTGCTACTATGTTTATGAATCTATCTGTTGTTCTTCTTTGTTTTTTTTCTTTCTCTGTTTCCATACTTTCTCCTTGACATTAATTGAAATCCGTGCTATATGAACCTGTGGTTCCGTGGGGGGTCTATATACATTACAATGTTCTATAGTCTTTTAAGTATGCCTTCATCTTCTCAAAGTTTTTTTCTCTGTACTTCTTAGCATACTCTCTTTTTAATCTTTTCTTGTAAGCAATACCTTCGGGACTTTCTAAGAATTGTTTTCTTAGTGCCTTAAGATTTTTAATAGTTCTTCTCATACTATCCATCGCTTGTCTGCGATAGTATTGTTTCTGATAACTTTTTCTGTTTGACATAAATTACTCCTGTGTTTTCAATAGCTTACAAGTATANCCTATTAGCTCTACTCCGTCAAGGTAGGTACTAGGTACATCATATGTAATGCGTTCGATTGTTTCTAAATATTTGTAGTACTCATCACAGCCCACTCCTTGTTGAAGTGGTACTGCAATATCACCTGTGGATAACATTAGTATGATTACTAAAGTGCCCATTCTGTTTCCATAGTTTTTAGATTTGGTTTAGGGAATAGCTCATTGAATATTTCCAAAGCTCTAGCTTCAGTATATATTTCTAGCTTGTAGCTCTTGCGTTCTCTACAGTTCCAACGATACCATTTGTCAAAGTTCCAATCATGTGTCATGTCATGGTTGTATTCAAACTTTAAGTCCTGCCCCACACTCATAGTATACCTTCCAATCTCTTAGCCATAGCGTCATAGTCTGGTAGATCTATCTTAACTTCTCGTTTCTTGCGAGGCTTTTTCTTAGCTACCTTTGGCTCGGCTCTGTTAGCTTCTATGATAGGAAGTATCTGTTGTATTACATCTGCTCGTTGTAGAAACTCCATCATACATTGCTGAGAATGAAACTGAAAAGGTACGGCTTCACCTATAACTTCAGAGTATTCAATATAGTATGTATCTCTATGATTATATCGTTGCATTGTATCTATCTTCAAGGGTATATTACTATTTCCATCATACCCACGATAGCTATATCCTTGATTAAGAAGCTCTTGAAGGTGTAGCTCTGCTTCTTGCCTTGTATCATATACTTCACCACGATCTTTTAATGAGTAGTAGTGGTAAGTTTCAATACCATTAGTGCCAAACCATTGTTGCGTATATGTGTAGTTCATACGCTTACCACAGTTTGCACAGTAGATTTTAGGTCTGCCGTTCTTGTCTAGTTCGGTCATTTGTTTTCTCCTATTTGTTAATTGATACACCCATTATAAACATTTACATATCTAAGTCAAGGGCTTGACATACGCACACATAAGGTATATACTAAGGACTAATCAACGCCAACAGAAGGAGTTAATCTAATGGCAAAAACACTAATAGATAAGACTGCAAAGGAAAATATTATTCTTCCTCATGCACTCAAGACTATCCACGCATTACCTAGTGAGCATAGAAATTCTTATGTAGAAGCTAGAGATAAATGGAGAGAGGCTTACGACCAATCTTGGAATGTAGCCAACAGTTATATCACATCACATGTACCACAAGATCAGGTACAGATAGTGAAAGAAGTAAGTGATAGAAACAAATGGAATAGTTCTGGTATGCCAGTAGATACTGCCATAGCAGACTTAAAGCTAGAAGATTTTGTTTGTAAAGAGTACGACAAAATAAAACCAACAGTAGGTAGTTCTGGCAGATACTATGGGCATAGTCGTGAGCAATTTCATTTAGACCAATGCGTTACTTTTAATCTAGTATCGAGAGAGTCAGATGATATGAACAACTATGACGCAAGGGCTGACTTCAATACCTATCCAGATAGAAGTACCTTTGAGTTAGTAGAGCATGACTATCTAAAAGAAAATGGTATCATGTCTATGAGTTCTTCAGAGTATACGGCTAGGTCATACCATAAACGAGATGAGTTAGATACTCAGATCAATAGTCATGAGGCTTATACCAAATGGGTTGTTGATAACTTCAATGACAAAGTTTGTATTCGCTTGAATGTTGATTGTCATTCTCAAGGTCTAGCTGTTCATGACATTAATGATTTCAATGCTATCAAACAAGAGAAGATACTTAGAGGCAGAATGTCTATGGCTTTAGATAGTCTTAAGTCAGAAAGACAGGGCTACTATGATGATGTCAAAGGTATCTTATCTAAGATAAGAAGTGTTGAGGGATTAATGGAATCTCCACTAGGTAAGATGATGAAGCCGATTGAAGGTGAACTTCAAGGTGTCGGTACATCTATTGCCCTAACACCTCAAGCACAGTTCAGAATTAATAAGCTGAACAATGCACTAGACGGCATAACAGAAGAAGCACAAGTGCCTAATGTTATTGTCTTACATGGTATGTCTGGCACTGCTTGATGAATCCC